CACGAAGATAATGATTCCATAGGAATATACTGTGTCATTTGAGTTTTTTGGTCATTCATGTTCCCAAAAACGAACATAAGTATCACGCTAATAATTTCCATTGGACTCCCTAATTTTATCTTTTAGTTTCTCCACATCATTAAGCAAGCGTTCTATATCCTGCTGTGCTCTCTTAATATTCACGGTATTTGACATCATGCTCTCCATATCAGCCATCATAGCCTCTAATTGAGAACTAAGAAATTCTATAAGGAGATCCTGCTGAGCATCCGCGGGCAGGGACCCTAATTCACCTCTTGGCCATTTTATGCGGAATTCCGTGTTTTTTGTAAGATCTGCTTCAGATAGTGTAACACGAGTATCCAGCCGATTCAGGCGCTCCTGGATCCCAAAAAAGGCCCAGACGCCAATGCAAACGGCAGCTACGATCGAGATTAAATTTCTCGCCGGCATGCTGATACTGGTTGAATCACTTAATTTCATTTTTTTGTCCTATTTGTCAAACAGCTTCATGCGCCGCACGAGTCACAGGAATCGTCACAGATACATGGATCTTGGTTACAGGCTGGGCATTCTTTATTCATAGCCGTATCCACCACTCTTTGTTTCATTCTGCTGGTTCATGCCTTTCTGCTGATCTTCCAAGAATTTAAACAGATCCTTGTGTTGCTTCTCAATAGCACGGTTTTGCTTCACGATTTCCTTATCTTTGGATTGCATGCGCTTCATGTCCTTGCTCAATTGATCAACATCAGCAATTAAATTTTCCAGGTCCAGTTTCATCTTAACCTGGTTCTCTATAACTTCTTTCTTATTCTCCTCTTCGAAGCTTTTGTACATCTGGTCTACCCGAGAATCAAGTTTCGAGACGTACCATATGACACCTATCCCCTGAACGAGGACAAAGGCCACAACAGCGAAGGATATCTTAAGTCCGTTCATAATCTACTCCCATATGAAGTCTTGCTTCACGCTAAATGAATCTTTTTGCACGTCCTTGCTATCCTCGTCAGACTTGTCTGTATAAGATTTTCCATAACTAAGTGTTGTCTTATGAGGTTTCATTGACATGCCGGAGCATCCTATCATAAATAGAGTTAACAGTAAAATAATAATTTGCATCTCACTAAATGCCTATACCTTTGGCTGGAGGCAGACCTTCTATAGGGAAAGCATCTACCGGAATACATTCGGTGTGAATTATGACTTTTTCCTTATATTCTAAGGGTTTTGCGTCATATAGCATCATAAAATCTCTTTGCGCGGTTAAACACTGCGTTTCTGTAGGGTATATCACCGCATTATACTTGACTGAAGGCATATTGGGCGATGAAAATATCATCAAAAAGAAAAATATCTTAATAGTTGTCATGTGGTCCCCTGAAATAATGTTTTTCAGGGTGATATCTTAACCATTTTTTAATATTTTTCCAGACCTTTCTCGTTCTGTATTTTACTATTCTAATTGTTCTTGCCATGCCTTTTCTCTAAAAAGGACCCTGGCGCAACGAATGCGCGCACAGAGTCCACTGGATGAAATGAAGTTGAGGATTTAGTTATATATTGTGTGGATAAAATGCGCAATGAAAAAGTTATTTTTCTCTTGACACGTGTTTTTGGCGGAATACTGCCATAATTATTTACTTGACTTATCCCATCAATTACCATATAATATGGGCTATATAAAAGAAGAGTATGTCAATTGCAATTGATATATCCTCCTGGCTGAACAACAATAACTGAGTTGTAAAGCAATGGCTCTAAGGAGTATGTCCGTATGGATGAGGTCTTGGGGTTAGGTACTAAGTACTAGTTAAGTTTGAAAGCTTGATTGGTCGGGAAAGGTTGAGGGTGACCACAAGATAATCCCTCGGAGGCTTTTATATTTAACTGGAGAGGAAAAATTATGAGTGTAAGAGGATTTATAAACATAGATACATACCCTTATTCCAAGGGTAGAAAAACAGCGTCTGTTAGCTATGGTGGTATGTGTGGCAGTATGACAGCAACAATCCAATGGGCTAATAGATACATCAATAAGGATGTGGATTTTGCATCAAAAGTATTACAGGATGCAATAAATGAACAAGAGAAAGTTAGAAATGTTATCAAAAGATTTAATAGACGTTTCGGTTAAAGATATGATGAGTTTAAAGGCATTTCACACTTGGATAAATAGATCTAAGAAACGTGATAAGATCACCTACTACCGTGGGTACTTAGTCGAACCTTCCATTCAGCCAATCGCACCAACTCAAGACATAAAAAGAGTTGAGAAGCTGCAAAGTGCTGTTTATGATGCTTATATTGCCAATTTAGTCACGTTGGTACAGAAAAAACACGGAAGGTTTGACTATGAATACATAGCGGTGAGAAGATGATGACTTTTTTAGACGATTATTCCTTGACTATGCTCGTTATTTGTGTGGTGGGATTAGCAATGGTCTTTTTTTCACGCTGATATGGTTTGGGGCTTATTTTGGTTACTTGTAATACCTATTAAGATATGGATAGCGTTTCAGATCTTAGTGTGGGTATATAAGATTTGGTTTGGTATGTTATGAGTTTATATGAGAGTTTAGTTAAGGAAAAGAATCGTCTTTCACGTATTGCCTTACGTACGCCGAAAACGGCCCAGGAAGTAATTGATCGTAAGAAATTTGAACGTGTAATGAATATATTATGGAAACGGTATGAATATGGAATGGAAGAGCGCTTGGATGAATACAGAAGACAGGATCAGATTGAAGAAATAGGACAGGTTAAGAGATTCTAATGGCAGTAGAGAGCAGAAAAGAAAAAATGGATCATATGTTTGCATTAATAGAGGAGAAAGCAATCCTCGAGAAACGTATAGATGAGCACAGTGAAATTCAACCCACTATTAGCACTCTTAATTACCGCATAAAAGAGCTCAAGAAGGAATTAACATTGAATAAATATGAACTGGAGAAGGAAGAAGGTATTGAGAGTATGTTTAATATGAGGCGTGGTGATCCGTTTAAGGAAGGAACTGATTAATGGTAGATACAAGTAAATATAAATCAATTGCCATTAAGATTCCGTACTATGACGCATTGGTAAAGATGGGAATGAAAGCGATGCGTGGACCGGGACAACAAATGATGCATCTTATTAGGAAAGAAGCTGATGATAAGGGAATAAAGATAAAAGAAATAAAGAAGAAATGAAGTTAGAGAAAATACCAATGGTACGCGTTACGTGGTACGACGCCAAGGATGGCCAGACTGGATGGCATTCTTTGGAAGATATCAGGAAAGAAGCACTCGCTACTTGCTATTCAGTGGGGTGGTTAGTTACTAGAAATGATGAGCGTACAGTTATAATGGGTGATTACTCAAATGAAGAGAATGATGAAGACGGCGGAAGACACATTGCAATACCAACTGGATGGGTAAAAAAGATTGAGTATTTAAAGGTGGACTATGCCAACGTATGAGATAAATGTTTGGCGTGAGAAACGCGTCATTGAGAAGGTAGTTAGAGAATTTGATGATGAGGAGAAAGTTAAAGAATATATCAGGAGTAAATGGGATAGTGACACTAAGCTGCCGCGATTGGACCAGGAGAAAGGATATCTTAGGCCTAAGAGCTATGACGATATTATAACATGGGCCAAAATATCTACATACATAAGGAAGAAGGGTCCAAAGAGAATAGAATTAACAGAGGAGGAAAAAGAAATACAACGTACGTTAGAGAGATCCATTACTCATGAAGTCATAGAGGAATGGGGAAAGAATGAAATGATGGATGGAGTAAGGAAGGACTATTGGAGTCATCCTAATGCTAAAGGGTTAGAGGACAAAAAATGAGTGGATTTTTTTCATGGGTTGTTCTGTTCTTTCTAATTTGGTTGAGTGTATATCTTATAATAAAAACAATAGAGGAGATAAAAAAATGACAGCTAAGTACGATAAAAGGCGGGGATGGACTTATGAGGACGAAGGTATTGGCAAAGGTATTACGGAGGGCAAGATGGGATTGACTAAGAAACAAGCTCATTTTCTCAAGGTTATCAAGGATTTTATAGCTGCTAATGGGTACTCACCCTCTTATGAAGAGATGAAACAGATGAATAAGATGCGATCAAAGAGTAACGTGCATGCCTACGTTTATGCACTAAAAAAGCGCGGATATCTTGATATTATTAGACATTCGAAGCGTTCTATAGTAGTATTATGATGAGTATGGTATTACGGCGCTGGATGCTAAAAAGTTTTTTTATTTTTTTTATCCCGGGATTTGCCAATACCGCAATACCGAGGACAGTTTTTCAAGGTGGATATAGAGAATCAGGTATTGGCAAGGTATTACGAGTCTTGTCACAATGTCCAAAAAACACGATTTTGGAGGTCTAAATGAGCAAAAAAGTCAATATAAACAAGGAGTTAACCCTCCGGGAAAAAGAGGGCCTCCGTAATGCCATTCGCAATACCAGAGACATGGCATTGAAATACCCACGTGGTGCTGATGGTTTAACTGAGAAACAAAGGATTTTTGTTGAAATATATACTGCTAATGAGGGTAGACTAACACCAACTGAGTGTGCTAGGCAGTCTGGATATAAACAAGAGCGTGCAGCAACAACAGCTTCCGAGTTGTTGAATACGAAGAAATCTCCTAAGGTTGTAGCAGCTGTGGTCAAGAGGAGAAATGAAATAGCTGAAACGCATAAAGTGGAGATGAATAAACATGTGCAAGAGTTGGCAAGATTACGTGATAAGGCATTGGGCGAAAAGTCTTATAGTGCTGCTGTTAACGCTGAGCGGTTGCGAGGGCAAGCTGCTGGATTGTACATCGATAGAAAAGAAATCAGAACAGGTTCAATTGACGATATGTCACGCGAAGAAGTTCTAAGTAAATTAAAGGAAATAGGTTTAGATGGAAAGTTTAAAAAAGATGAAAAAGGTGTGGTCCTTGAAGTTCAAGAAAAGAAATCCAATGGCGAAGGACTTAAAGACATCACCCCAGTACAAACAAAAGATAGTGAAGAACAAAAAGAAGTATGACCGTAAAAACGGAAACAAATTTCTACAAGACTTTCAAGAAATGTTTGGAAAATGGAGATGATGAATTTATCATAACACGTATTGAGTCATACGTTACACCAGGATTCCCAGATTGTCTAATTTATCATAAAGATGTGGGATTTTTTACAGTTGAATTAAAAGTAGTGCGTCGTAATAAAAGAGGTATTGGCAGTGTGCTAATTTCCCCATTACAAATGGCGTGGCATGCTCTTCATGTTATACATGGGGCTCCTTCATATATCCTAGTTTACGACCCCGGGAAGGGTGTCGTAAACCTTTTTA